GATGTAATTTATAGGCACTGCCAACCAAAGCAATATTTCCAGTACATCAATCATTTCTTCTCCCGCTCAAGTGCATCTTTATACCCATGAACAACTTTGGCTCTAAGCCACGTTGAGTCTGCTGATCCCGCCCACTCGGACAGGTTGTTCCAAATAACCAAGTAATCTGTTGACTTGCAATGGCCTGCGTTTTGATCTAGCCACGCCATCATCTCTTTGTGACGCTCGGTCGGGTCGTGAACCGTGTAGCCAATTCCATAGAACTCGCGCACATAACAGCCATTCTTGGCTACGGCTCCAACTAGCCCCAACAACAGTAACAAAAGAAGCCATCGCATTTGTCATTGCCAAATCCATAAGATTACATACGTGCCTACAAAAATGAAGGCAATAATTATGGCTGCAATGATAAACGTTTCAGCCAAATCCCGCATGGCTATGTAGTTTGTATCAACGGAAACTGACGCATCAAAGCACGGGCTTCGCCTTCAGAAATGTTTGGCGGTGCAATGTCTGCGTCTGTATCGCCATCACGGATGGCATGAACACAGCAGAGCAAGCAGTCAGGTTCCAAAGCCTCAAACTCGTGAACAATACCTTTGGGTGTGACAATCAGTTTGGGCGCTACGTGTTCTTTTTCCTCGCCCTTGGCACGCATGATGACTCTGCCTTTAGCAAGCAGCGTAATGTGGTCAAACGTGTGGGCGTGGCCTGAAATGCGGTCACCAACAAACTCCGCATGGAGCATCTTGACCATGACGTTATCAACGATGTTGACATCTGTACTTACGCTCATATACGCTCCACCGTTGCTTTAATGCGGTTGACTCGGTGCGGCTCAGTAGGCCATTGAATGTCCCAAGGAAAACCTGCTTGTTGTTCAATAACTTGCATTTCAGCAAAGTAAGCATCCCATTGTTGTTGCGTCTCAGCGGGGATTGTTCCAAGTTTTGTTAGGTTTTCTTGCGACTTAGTTATTTTATAAGCAATCTCTTCTCGCATTCCTGCGGCTTGATTGGCTACACGTTGCGCAATTTCTTCAGGCGTGGCATCCACAATGTTGTACCCACGATACCAAGAATCCGTTTCGGCTTTGTAAAAAGGTTGATTGTTTTCAACTGCGTTTTTAGTATGTTCATGCCAAGGTTCGTCGTTGTGGCAAAACACAAAAGTTTTTCCTGCAAGCTCGCCACCCAACCAATTCCATGCAAGCCCTGTATCGTAGACACGGGGGTTAACAGGGTACTCAACAACTGTTCCGTCTTTAATGATTGCGTAGTGTTCGTACATAATATTAGGCAAATAAAGTTCTTGTCGACGTTGGAAGTATGCTGCTGCTCGTAACATACGCAGGCGATGCCGGCGTTGCGCCTGAGCCAGTGGTAGTTGATGGAATTGTAAGCGCGCTCAAAGTTAATGCCGCAGAGGTTACACCTTGTGGATAATCAGAAACTACGATAGATGATGCGCCACTTATAGCGTAAGTGCCGTTTGTGACTGCGCCGTCTAATGGAATTTTGAACGAGAATGTTCCATAGCCTGCACCCGAGCCGGCAAACATACCAAAATAGATGCCTGTGGAATTAACGTACAAAGTAGATTGTTTGCCCGCAGCATAAGTTGTAGACCCACTTGGAATGTTAAAACGTTTATTCCAATCAAGCGTAAGTGTTGTTAAATTAAAAGCACCAATAGCATAGCCTGTACCGCCCACATTCTTCATGCCATATAAATAGTTGCCATAAATTGCCATGCCGCCTGAACTAAAATCTCCACTGTCAAAAATAAAATTGGTGGCTGCTGTTAATCCGGAATTAACTTTTACTACTCGACCTACTGCGCTAAAACCAATATCCCCGCTGTAGTAAATATTATTACTTGCGTCTACACATAAGACTCTGACAGGGCCATTGTTAATGCCTGTGCCCACAACTTTTTTACTGTTAGAAACGGTAGTGAAAGTAGAGTTCATTAACCAAACTTCGTGCCCGCCGCTTCCGTAGGACACCACAACTCCCGTGCCATCGGTTCTAAGTGCTGCAGTGTGAGATAAATTATCCCAACGACCGGCACTTGGTTGATTGAAATCTGTTTGTCTATAGCCACTTGTAGTAGAGCGTTGAATTGCCAACGTACTGTCGCCTGATTTAGGATCAAACGCACTAAAAGCAATTATAAGTTCATTGCTAGAAGTTAGTGCCGATGACACAGTAAAGTTTAGGTTACTTAGATTGTATGGTGCAACCACTGAACCTGATGCAGCGTCCCAAATACATGCTCGGGAGTTTCCGCCCGCAACTATGGCGTAATTAGAATTGGCTTGTGATTGACCGACCGCACGTACGGTTAGATAATTACCTGTTTCAGTTGTAGGAGAAGCGACATACCCGTTAACTCTAACGCCCGAAGGGTTAAGCACAGCAAATGTTCCCTGACCGGTGGCATATATATTGAGAATGGAATAACCGGATGGTGTAACGTTGTAACCGTAACTATTACCTGATTCAAAACCCTGAGCGTTACTGTAAATAGGATTGTTAGTGGTTCCGTTGCCGTTGCCTGTCCACACAACCCAATACGCAGCGGAAGTGGTAATGCTGTTTGAAGATCCGCTATTAGCGCTATTACCAACAGAGTTGGTTGCGTACACCACAAACGTGTAGCTTGTAGCAGCACTCAAACCTGAAACTGTAATAGTGCCTGAGCCTGCCGTACTTAATATGCCTGTAATTGATCCGGGCGAAGAAATAGCCGTGTAGCTTGTAATAGTTGCCCCGCCGTTGCTTGCAGGGGCAGTGTATGTAATTGTTGCCGAACTTGAACCGGTAGCTGTAGCAGTGCCAATTGTTGGTGCTCCGGGCACTGAAGCTGCCACAGAAGCCGTGCTGTTTGAATTAGACGAAGCTGAACCCGCAGAGTTAGTGGCTGTAACTACACAGCGAATTGTGCTGCCTGCGTCAGCAGAAACGAGAACGTAAGTGCTTGAAGTTGCACCGCTAATATTAGTAGTGACGCGCTGCCACTGATATGTGTATGTGGGTGTGGGAAGGCCCGTCCAAGTACCTGTACTAGAAGAAAGCGTTTGACCAACTGTGGCTGTCCCCGCAACAACAGGCGCAGTAACATTAACAGGCGGAGATGTAAACGCCCGGCCATACGCAAAAGATTGCAGAATTCCACTCATGATAATCCGTTCCCTGAAATCATCCAAGTTGTGCTTGTCATTTTAACTGCTGTGGCTGCGCCATACTGCGCCAAAGTGCGAGTGCCGGTATAGCCGTAGCCTGACAAATACATAGTATCTGAAGTAATGGCAATTGACACATTATTGGCCGACATGTTTAAGAAACTGATTGCTGTGCCAAGCGGGTAGGCAACAGAAGAATTGGCCGGGATGGTAAACGTGCGGTCGTTTGCGTCAGACCCGGGATGGAATATGCTTTTACCTGCATCTGCTAAGACCAATGTGTAGTCTGCGCTTTGGCTGTTAATTGGGATGTTTTGATAACCAACAAGGTTTGTACCATCAACGGTGCAGGAGGTTAATGTTGCGCCTGTAGCCAACGCCACCACCGTGCCGCTACCTGATGTTGAGTAACTTGTGCCCCATGAAGATCCTGTAGAGTTTGGGATACCTACACTTGGATATGATTGACCGGCAGCAGTATTAATAATTGTTTGATTAGGCCAAATTCCTGTAACGGAAATATTTGATCCCGCCACAATTGAGGGTGTTGCTGTACCTGATCCACCTTGCGCTACGCTTAATGGCGTAGTCAAACCTGTTAAAGATGTAATGTCTCCATTGGCTCCTGATACGGCTGCACTTAAGTTAGTACGTGCGCCTGACGCTGTTGTAGCCCCTGTACCGCCTGACAGGACGGGCAAAGCCGTCGCCAATGTCAAAGAAGTTAAATGGGTGATGGCTGCACCAACATCTGTGCCGGTGTTATATACAAGGCAGCCTTTGCCGTTAGGAATAGAAACTCCTGTCTGTCCACTAACTTTTACCGTAACAGCAAATCCGCCTACTGAGTTGTTTAAAACAAGGTATGGCTTTTCAATGGCGGGTACGTTTACCGTACCGGCTGCGCTCAATGTTGCTGTGATGTTTAAACAGAAAGCACGGAAGTTTTGTTCTGCGGTTGTATTGGCAGCAACCAATGTAGCCACGTTGGCGGTAAAGTCTGCCGTAAGAAGCGTTGCCATGCCGGTAATTGCCTGCTCAATCGCAGTGCCAATGTTAGCGTTAGCAATTGGCCCCCATGTGCCATCATTGTTACCAATCCCAATAATTTCAAACTTGAGATCCGAGTACGTATTTGCTGCCATGATTGTCCTTAAGTGAGGGCGCTACCCGTGATGATCCAAACGGTGCTTGTAACTTTTAATGCTGTGGCTGTACCGTAGTTTGCCAAAGTACGAGTGCCCGTAGTTCCTGTGCTACCTAAATACATTGTATCTGTGGTGATGGCAATACTAATAGACGTAGTTGACAGGTTTACAAAACTCAAAGCCGTACCAATCGGGTAAGCTACCGAAGAGTTAGCAGGAATTGTGTATGTGGCTGCGCCTGCGCCTACAGCGTGGTAAATGTGCTTGCCTGAGTCAGCTAACACTAAGGTGTAACTGCCGGTCTGAGCATTCTGAGGAATGGTTCGGAAACCAACTGAAGTTGTACCGTCAGCGGTACAGTTGCTCAAATCACCCGAAGTTGGCGTACCAAGCACAGGGGTAACCAATGTTGGGCTTGTAGAAAACACCAAGTTTGTACTTGTAGTTCCTGTAGCGCCCGAAGCTGTATAGCCTGTAATGTTGTTAAACGCTGTAATTCCGGCAGCCGAAGCATTAGTGCCACCATTAGCTACAGGTAATACTCCGCTTACGTGTGTAGTTAAAGCAATTTTTCCATAGCTTGGGGCTACTCCAACACCACCCGATATGATTGCATTGCCTGTTGCTACATCCGCTAAAAAAACTGTTGTGCCTGCCGCAGATTGATAAGGAATAGACCCTGTTGCGCCTCCCGCTAAATTGGTAGCGGTTGTTGCGGTTGCAGCATTGCCCGAGGTATTTTGGTTTAATGTTGGTACATCTGCAACTTGGATTGTAGACATAACCACATCTGTGCCGTTGCCGCGCAAATATGAACCGCTTGTAGTTGCGCCCGCAAGCGCATCCATTGCAGCTTGGCGAGTGGTTTCACCCGTACCACCATTGGCAAAAGCCACCGTACCTGATACGTTTGTAGCGTTACCTGACAAAGTGGCTGTAATTGTTCCCGCAGAGAAATTACCGGAGACATCACGAGCCACCACTTTAGAGGCCGTGTTAGCCGAAGTCGCATCCACCGTAGCTGTTACAGCCGCAGAGCCATTAAAGCTTGTACCCGTCAGGTATGTACCCAAGGTTAAGGCGTTAGCTACTGAACCTGCGGAACCTGAAATATTGCCTGTTACATCAGCGCCGTCAATTGTCCCCCAAGCGGGAGCAGCAGAGACTGCACCTGTGCCGGTTTGAGTTAGGAACTTTTTGGTAGTAGTGGTATTGCCTGCCAAAGCTGACAGCGTATTTGCTGCGCTTGAGTAAACGGTATCACCAAGGGTGTAGGAGCTAAGACCTGTACCGCCGTTTGTTGCAGGAAGAGTTCCTGAAACTGCGCCTGATGCGTTTAAAGCAACAGCATTCCATTCAACATTGGTTGCCGAAGCATCCATAACTAAAGATTTGTACGCTGCGCCTTTAGCTAATTTGCTCCAAGTATTTGCAGCAGAACCATACAACAAATCGCCCGTAGTGACTGTTGATTGACCTGTGCCACCGTTGGTAGCGCCAATAGAGCCTGTGACGGAAATAACTTGACCGGTGACATCAATGTTTGTGCCGCCGGTGTATGTAATACCACCACTGAACTGTGTATATGTCAGTGCGGTATACCCAATAATCATTGTATTAGGTTCAGTTGTTAGAACAAACGAATCGCCCGCACCAAGCGTGCCGGATTGCACAAAGAAATAATCGCCTGTACCCAAACCATCAGGATCGGTAGGAATAACTCTATTGGCATCAGTTGCACGAGTTAAAACCCAATTGGTTGCGCCCGAACCTACTGTAGTTACTGTGTAAACGCCATTTTGGGCTGCGGAAGTTTGATTGCGAACAAGAACCCGATTGGTAGTAGATAAAGCAATGCTATCAATTGACAGGGCAGCTTGTGCACCTGAGTTGGTCAAAGTAGCACCAACACCTGAGTTAATCACGGAAGGAATGGTTACTGATCCGTTTGTCAATCCTGTAACAACTGCACCGCCAAATGTCAATGATGCTTGGATAGTAGAGCCACTGACAATGTTGACCACAAAATACGCAGTATTGGCAATCAAACCATTGCTTGAACTACCAATGTAGAACTGATCGCCCACCGATGGAGTAACAGTGAAGAACGTGATGTCTGTTCCGTTGGCAATCTGAATGATGTTGGCGTTTGTACCACCGCCTGTATATGTAGCAGTTAAATTGCCTGTTGTTGCAACCAACACGGGTTCGTGGATGTGAATGCCCGCAGTAACTTGGTTGTCTACGTACTGTTTGGTAGCCGCTTGCAAGGCAGTTGTTGGGTTGGCACTCAGTGCTACCGTTGAACTAAAAGAAGCTGCGCCTGTAACGCCAAGGGTTCCACCAACCGCTAAACCGGCTGTAGTTGTTACTGCAAGGGTTGTTTTGTTAATCCGAACAGCTTCATCAGTCGTGTCCACACCACCGGCAAATAACACTACGTCATCTGTAGCACTACCAATAATTAACTCACCACCATCGTTATAAAGGTAGCCTGAACCGGGCGTAAAGATTGGATAAGCTACTTCCGAATAGTTGGAACTAGCAATACCCATGTCGATGAAGTTATTTGTGCCATCACCTAAGTCGTTGTAGGCAACAATATCGGTAGAGGCAGCAGCGCCATCACTCAAGTTTTGTGCATACAACTGCGCAAAGCTGTTTACGTTGGCATACATTTCTGCCAAAGCCGCGCCAAATGTTGTGTATGTAGTTACGCCTGTGCCAATAACTGTGATCGGGCCACCGTCAATCAGAACATTGCCGGTTGTTTCTTCGTAGATGGCTTTCTCGGATGGGTATGTACAAAACACATCCACAGAGTTAACAAAGTTAACCAAAGCGCCTGCGCTTGAAGAGGACAGGGGCGTAGCATTACGGCTCAGAGTTGTACCGGATGATGTGTACGTACCGTAGTTAACTTCCCATGCGCCTGAGACAGGATCAACAATTGCAAAGTATGTAACATTACCGTTGCCAATGGCAGAGAAAGCTTGAAAGCCTGCGGTAGTAGCACCAAGCGTGATCGTGCCTGTGCCGGGAGCGGCTGCGGTTTGTTTGACCCGATCTTTTAATACGATAGCCATTTTGAATCCTTAAGTCGGTATATCTTGCCAATTTGGGTCGGGTGGCGTTTGATCTGTTGGAATTGTGCCCCACACCAATACGTTACCCACGTATACATTTAACTGTAAACCACTTGGGTACACATTGGCGATCTTTACTTTGCCGTATGCGTCTAAACCTGTAGCCAACTCTGCAACAGTGCCTCTAAAAGCACCACTTGCTACTTGCGTGGTAGAGCCTGTAGCTGTTTCCGTCAAAGAGACCAAGAATAGTCTGCCGCCATTGACAGAGTCTGACGCTGTAGAAATTTCAGCTATAGCGGCAAGCACATTAGAAATAGCAGTAGATGCGTCTGATGCATTAGCCGTCTCTGCTTGCGTTGCCAAATAGTTTGATGCAACTTTTGCTACGGTGTCTGTGCCGGTTGCAGCTTCAGACCGAGAAGCAACAAAGTTGGAGGCAGCAAAGTTGGTGCTGTCAGTGCCCGTAGCAGTTTCTGCCCGTGCAGCAATCATAATGTTGTTTAAACTTACAACAGTGTCTGATGCAGTAATTGATTCCTGAATCAAACTTCCAACTCTTGTTTCTTGAGAAACAGAAGAGGCTGCGGTAGCCGTCTCACTTACAGACGACAATACCGTAGCCCCGCCTAGAGCGGCGAAGGGTGCTTGGGCAAATGTGACATCTCCAAACACCGCACTACCTATTAGGCTGCGTCAAGAGAGAACGTGTAAGTAACGTTCAATGTGTCGCCTGCATCCACAGACTTGTTACCACCGGTAAAGCTACCGGCAGAGAACAATACGCCCGATGTACCTGTTGCTGCAGTGCACAAAAATGCGCCTGCCACGACAGTGCTGTTGACCAACATTGGGAAAACAGAAGGAGATGCAGAGTTTGTGATCACAGAAGGATCAGCCGTTGTAGCTGTACCAAATGTAACTGTCTGACGGTTACCTGTGTAAGCCGTACCGGGAACTAACTCAGTCCAACCGCTGTGTGAAGCCAATGTGTTACCGGCTGCATATGTTGGGGAAGTTGCACCACTGACCAAACCCAAGTACCAAGCTGCTGTGTAGCCTGAACCCTTGAAATAGGTTTGGTTCATGTTTTGCAGACCCTCATTGACTACCAAGTTGTGGAACTCTTCAGTCCACTTAACTTGACCGTCTGCGCCTACGCAAGTTGCGGTGAATACGCCACCTGCACCGATTGCCTCAGTGCTAGTTGGACGTGCAATCAAGCCTGCCGACACTACGTCTTGGGCTTTTGAAGTTTCTATGCTCATGGTAAGTCCTTAAGAAATGCGCACGATGGCGCTGTTCGCATCGGCAGTTGGGAAAATAATTTGGAAAGTGTCATTGGTAACCGTTTTATCAGCACCAAAGTCAAGAACGGCAATTGATTTGTTGTCTTGCGTAACGTTATAAATCAAAGCTGCACGCGCTGTAAACGTAGCATTTGCCCAAGATGTGTTGGAAAATGAAATGTACGCTGTTGGTACGGCATTTTGATTATTGCCGGAAGTTGGGTACGTGCTAATTACAAGGGTGTTGCCGCCTGCGGTGTAGCCTGTACCACTGCTTGAGACTTCATTGGTTGCGCTGTAAACGGTTGTGTCTGCGTTTAAATTCGCATTTGCCGTGTACAACGCAATCTTGAATGTATTGGGCGACGTTGGGCCGAAGTTGTGAACTGCCTGAAGCAGTTGGATTTTGCAACTTGTAGTAACTGTTTGGAGAATACTCATAATACAGGAATCCTAACTTGGCCGTCGCGGTACGCATCGGCACGTTGTTTACCATCACCCAAGTTCTTAAGCAGCGCCATCGCTTGTGTATAGCGATCTTGCGCAAGCTTCATCATGTCAGGCTCTTGACGCATATAAACAAATGCCTCACATATTGTCCCATACAACAGCGCAGAATCAAAGTTATCTCCAAGCCAAGTTGTACCGGCGGTAACAATAGATGCAGGGTAGTAGTAATAATGCAACTCAGCCATGTACGACAGGTTAGGTGTAGGGCCAACAATGAAAGTTAATTCATTAACATCCGCTGACTGAGGCCCAAAAATACCATAGTGCTTTGGCTCACCACGTCCTGCTGTCTGTGGATATGCTTCACGAATGAAGTTCACATCTTTGTTCAACAGATACAAGAAGTCGCCTTGGAAAATAATTGTGCCTGAAACTGTGCCTGTACTTGCTTTGTCCAAATAAACCGTAGTGCCTGTCACTGCACGCACATAGGTTTGATCAGGAATGTTCGCATTAGCCACAGACTGACCCGCAGTAATGCCGGTTGCATCTGCCACCACGACCGTAAAAGCGCCTGAAGTGCCTGTGGCGGTGGTAGTGATGACAGGATACACAGCAAGGCTGTATGGCGACAAGAAGTCACTTGGGCAAGCCAAGTACTTATTGCCGGAATTAAGAGAGCCTGTCACATTCTTTCTCAAGTTAGCAATCTGCACCGTGTTATAGATGCGTTGCTCCGCCTGACGGATAAAAATATCCATGTCAGTGGTTTGGAAAGTGTTCTCGCAGTAATCTGTTACTGCAACGACAAGCTGCGCGTAATTCATGCCATTGGGCCTCTGCACATAAAGCCTTTGGTAGCTGCACCTGCGCCACGCATTTTAATGCCGCTAGTCTTAGTTGGCTCATTACCGGCAGACTTGCTGACATTACCAATACTTACATCGTAAGTGTCAAGCTTGCTTCGGTTAGGTTCTTTGCCGGGGTTTTCTGCCACAGAAACAGCTTTACCTGTCATTGTGTGTGGCTTGGCATAGACTTTGGCATCGCCAACTTCTTTGCCCATCATTTTCTTGCTAAAGGTTGCCATGATTAGCCTCGCTTTTGATTGTTTGCACGAGCCATGTTGCGGCCTACTGCACGCATAGCCTCACCGGTTACGCCCTTGGTTTTCTTGCCGCCCATGATTTCTTTGGCTGTTGGGCCGCTGTCACCATAATTTTTACCAACGGTTTTGCCTTGTTTAGCGATGCCGTCTGCTGATTTTGTGAATGCCATATTTAGCTCCCTATCTGTATCGTTACTGTACCAACTTGTGCGCCTAAAACCAAGTAGTTTGGTGTTAAGTCCGTATCAAAAAATCTTGCCCCGCCAACCGGGTTCCAACCCCACTGAATATCCCGTGAACCACCTGTGTTAAATCCGTTAACGTTAATGCCCGATGTGACATACGTTGTATCTTTACGTGGATTACGTAAAGCTTGCGGATCATCAACAGGAAATGTTCCCAACATTAACTGCGGTTGATCGGGATCCCAACACTCCGGACAGACTAACAGTTGATACTTACGCTGCTTAATAATTTCTGTCTTAAGCTTCTTCAGTTTAAACTGCTGCCCACAGCGATCACACATGGCAATCGCTATTTTGCCGGATGCAAACCTATTTCCCATTACGTACCACCAATAAACATCTGCCTTGGTACAAATCTAACCGCAGCCTTCTCTCGGTCTTCTCCGGCTGCAATTTCAAAAGTTTCGTCGTAAATCTGCTTGAGCATTTGGATGCGGGGCATCAACTCAGGCACTTTAACGGCAATGTGGTACGCCAATCCTGCCACTACACAGGGCAGGAAACGGAAATTCATGTCAGATGTCTCAACACCGGCTCCGGCATCCTGAACTCGACGCAGTCTCCAATACACAAATTGGTATGGAATGCTGTTATCAGGAGTAGGCCATACGGTAATGGCAGGCAGTTGAGGCACAAATACCGCTGTACCCACAGTATGCGAAGCTGCGGTTGTATTGTTCTGACCACGGTACACACCGCTTAATACATTTCCACTCACATAGGTGTAGTAGATGTCTTCAGAATCCAAACGAATAAAGCCTGAGCCGGCCAACCCAACTACTGAACTAAGCGTGATTGTGGTGTCCGTGGAAGCTACGGCTGTTGCAACTACGACATCAGTAGGATTGGTTTCGCCGGAAAGCCTTTGAATCCAAACTTGGATTGGCCTAGCTTGTTGAAGTTTGTTTGGAATGGTCGCATAAGTAGAAACACTAATACGAGTAATGGTCAGATCAGCCTGAGTAGACGCAGTGTTTTGCCCTGTACGAATAACCTGCTCAAGCAAATCAATTGTGTCTGTTGGCAACGCATATGTGGAAAGACCCGGAGTCAGGTTAATGAAACCCTGCTCCATAGTCCACATGTTGATGCCTTTATTCTGCCACTCAATGGTCATTAAGTTCATTGATCTGCGTGCTGTACGCAAGTCATAACCTGAACGCATTTCACGACCCGCACGCTCCCAAGCTTCCTCGGCAATCTCCGTGAAGTCCATGTTGAAGAGTGTTGAGCCTGAAGTGGTCATTTTTTAGCAGTCTTTGCAGATTGAACAAAAGCGTCAGCAGTGGGAGCGCCTTTAGCACCGGGCTTGCGCATTTTCTCTTTGGATCCGGCGGCTATACGTTTACGTTTGGCGTTAATGTTGGCATACAAGCCAACAGGGCCACCTTCAGTGTATTGCGTGAAGTCGGTGTCATCACGACGAGCTTTACGCTTGCCGCTTGGCATTTTGCTAGGGAGGATATCCCCCATGCCACGACTTGCCATCATTTTTTGTACATCCCACCGCCACACATAGCGACCATTGTGCCTTTAGTCTTGCCTTTAGAAGCAATACCATCTGCCCGCTTAGAGGCAGAAGATACTTTACCGCCTTTGGCGTATGGACTTGGCATGGCTTTGTTGTAAGCAGCTTCAGCGCCTTTGGTGGCAGCACGATCACGCATCATTTGACGAGCTTCACGCTCGGCAGGGCTACGCTTCTCGTCTTCCATCTCGGCAATAGTCTTTGGATTAACTTTGCCACGGCCTGCACCGGCTTCGCTTTGACCTAACAGTCGCTCAAGCATTGTCATGATTAATCCTTAGCAAAATTTGCCACGGGTTTTGCCTTTTTGGGCAATACCGTCAGCACGTTTAGAAGCTGAACCTACAGATCCACCCTTAGAGAATCCTGCGGCTTTTTTAGCTTTGAATTCTTTCATGGCACGTTCGCCTTCTTGGCGCTGTAAACCCATCTTGATCATGGCATCACGCTCTTCAGGTGATCTTTCCATAATGCTGTTAATACGACGAGGTGCTCTCATGTCACGACCGGGATCAATTGCATCTGCGGCTTCTTGTGCTGCACGATCAGGAGAATCACCGGCAGTAGGATCTTTTTCTTTACGGCGCTTCAAACCACGTTGAGCATTCAAGTAGTCACGCAGGCTCATGCCTGAGTCTTCAAGTTCCTTCTTGGACACCATGCGCTGTTTAGGAGCGGCTGCTTTAGGCGCTGCTTCATTCTTTGGGCCTGCGCCCATAGAACTAGCGATGTCTTGCGATTCTGCGGAAGCATTTGCTGCTTCTAAGATATCGCCGCCTTCATCATAATGTTTACGTTTCATGTTTAAACTCCTTAGCAGGCTTTGCCGCCCTTAGACATTTTGATCATTGAGCCTTTGGTTTTACCTTTAGAGGCAACACCATCACGACTTGATGAAGTTTTAACGGGAGCCATACCGGATGGCTTGCCTGTTTTAGAAAACTGCATAAATTTAGCTGCGCCGCCTTTGGCAAGCTTCAAGGCTGTGCCCTTGCCGCCTTTGTGCTCTTGTGCATCGTGTTGTTTAAACGCTTTTTTGATCATGGCCTTGTCCTGAGACTTGTCCATCTTCATGTCTTCTTTCATGTCGCTTTTAGCCATAGATCCACCTTTAGAAAATTTACGGCCTTTATCGGCCTGATTAAAATCCTTGCCCACTGATTGTGGGACTCCTGCTTTCTTGGCAAACGCAGGGTTATGCGCTACTGCCGCCATAAAATTCGCTTGTTTTTTACTTGTGCTTGGCATTACAGATACCTTCCACGTGTCTTACCACGCTGAGCAATACCATCGCCACGACGTGAAGTAGAAATTACCTTAGATTTTGCCGCAGATTTAACTTTTCCACCACGTTTAAATGCATCAATATCGCTATCTGCGTATGTATCTGACATAGCTGACTTGGTATCGTTAGATGCAAAACTGCGGTCTTCTTCGGGAATTTCGCCTTTGTCTTTGAAATAATCTTTGGCGGTGTCTTTTAAAACATTGCTTGCAAAACCTTTGGGATCTGTGGCGGCAGCAATTGAATCTTTGGGTAGATTCAACGCAGTTTCAAGCTTGCTAGTTAAAAAATCTTTAGCAGTACTAACGGGCGTAAGAAAAGGTTCTACGTCCTTTGGGATTTGATAATCCAAAGCTTTAGCCCCGGCTTTAACGCCTTTACCAAGAAGATCAATTGCAGCAAGTCCACCGGCCATGATCACTCACCCTTTTTGAATAAGTTGGTCAATTTTTGCTTCAAGCTTGTTAAAGCGTTGGTCAATGTGGTTCGTAATGCGATCCACTTCTGCTTGAGTAACGTTATCACGTGCTACCTCCTCGCGGGTTTTGTTTAAAAGAATGCTAATACGAGCAAGTTCTCTAAACTTTTCATTCATCATGTAGCCAAGTAATCCAATCACTAAAGACAGAACCGCTGACCACGCTGTATTGAGATCTAGCATTTCCACCTCGCAAGAGCCGCAGCTTTACGAGTTGGTTTGCCTTTTTCATCCTTCATTGGGCCGGGTACACCTGACATCCTTGCGCAGAACGAATCTTTGCGCTTGCCACCTTGTGGCTGCGGAGCTTTGAGATTGCTACCTGTAGCTGCGTTGTATTTAGCACGGCCTTTGGCAGTTAAGCCCGCTCCCTTAGAAGCAGGTAGTTTTTCGCCACGACCAATTGCAAGAGATGGAGCTTTTTTAGCCATAATAAATATTGCAAAATGCTACGTTGGACATTTGCGCATAAATACCTTTTACCGCCAAAACACCATCTTCAGGAATAAAAGGAGCGTTGTTATACGTATCATTTGCAGCTACGTCGTAAGACATTAGCCATGCACCCGCATAAACCATTGCTGCACCCGCAGTAATACTACCCGAGTTAATATCTGTAACGGTAAACGTATTGTCCGTTAATTTGGTAATTGTGTAATTACCATTTGTAGCAGTACCACCCGTACCGGCAGAAAAATCAGCACCGATTGAATTTCCGGTTACAAGACCATGTGCGGTGGATGTAACTGTAATAGTCGTTCCTGAACGGGCATAAGTTGCTGTAGTTACCGGAGCAGTGGTTGTGTCAAACAATGCAACATAACCTGCTGTGGCAGTACCCGTAAAAGAAATTCCACGCACTCTATTGCGGCCAAGCACCATAAAGCCACTAGCGTTTAAATGCGCTTGCCGTACATTAGTTTGATTCATAATTAATCTCCTTTAAAACGGGGGCCGAAGCCCCCTAGATCAATTAATCGTTTTGTTGGCCAAGCTGTGGGTCAGCAACAAAATACAAAATAGTACCTGTGATGGTTCCACCTGTAGGAGCGTCACCTGAAGTGCCGCCACCGGTGATGGTTACCAATTTAGTGGTGGACATTGTTGTGCCCATGTTTGCACCGGCTGTGGCAGAAGCTTGGTTAATCACCAATTTGCCTGTGGTAGCAACAGCAGCAGACACCAAGCCTGTGTTTGTAGCGGTAGAAGTACCGTACAAAGTAAAGCCCATGTCAAATGTTGGTGTTGTGCCGCCTGTAGCAGCGCAGATTGCTTGAATCTCAACAACGATTGCGCCTGCGGGCAAAACAACTGCGGGAGCGTTAGCAGCAGAAGAAACTTTAGCTGATGTGCCTGTAGCGGAAGCGCCGGAAATGTAGAACTGCGCAGCCATCAAGCCGGAGCCACAATAAGCGGTGCGAGTCTGATCGCCGCCACCTGAACGCCAAATACTCTGTGTGGTAGAAACTGCCATGATAAATTGTCCTTACATACAAGATCAGCGCATCAATCGGTATGTCGTTTGCCGGGTCAATTTGATGCACC